ATGTGCAGGTGTCTGAAATTGACTCTGCAGTTATTGAAGGTGTAAAGCGTCTTGCTCTTAACCCTAAAGACGCAATTTCTGATTTTCCTAAATTTGAACTCGAAAAAACTAGCCACCAAAACGGTCCAGAGCACGAAGTAGTTTTTTGCAATGAGTTGATCCGCAACGTGGATGCGAATGCGAATGTTATCGCTGCTCAATACAATGATTTGTCATTGCTTGGCTTGCGGGTGCTAGCGGGCAAGGATTGGACTTCTATGGGTCAGCTCAGCGCCTACATCAAAGAAGGCTTAGCGGTGGAGCGGTTGATCAATGACGACGGCACCACAGCTTCTCTTACTGCAAGCCGAGCCGCGACCAATAACTTTGCTGAGATTGCCTTCAACCTTCTGGTCAGTGATCGTTTAGGTGCAGGCAAGCGCATTCCTAGGGACACAATTGATCGGGATGCAATGGTGATTGCAGCCAAATTCTGCCGCGCAAACGGTTTTCGGTTTGATGGTGTTGTTGGCGACCGTGTCGGCTTGCGTAAGTTTATTCAAGTCAACGCAGCATTTAATTTGCTTGATTTTACAATTGTTGGCGGCAAGTTTTCCTTGATGCCTTCTGTTCCATACAATCCCGCCACGTTTGTAATTGAGCCAGCGCAAGACATAACCAAAAATGTCAAAGCTTTGTTCACTGACGGGAACATGAAAGACATGCAGGTAAGCTTTCTGCCGACGCAGGAACGCCAGTTATTTAAAGCGACAGTTACTTACAGGCAAGAAGAGGAAAACGGGTTTTCGTCGCAGCGGATGACCCAGATACGATTTAAAAATATCGACGGCGGGTCTGATGCGGATCCTGAAGAGTTTATAGACCTCACAAGCTTTTGCACTAGCGTTAAACACGCCAAGCGACTTGCTGAGCACAAGCTGTTGCTGCGTAAGCACAGTGAGCACGACATTCAATTCAAAACGACACCTAGCTCCGCTCTTGGCTTAAGTGCTGGTGATTACATCAAAGTAATCTCAAACTCATCACACACCAGCCGTTTTAATAATGGCAGTGTTGACCAGTTCGGGGGCGTTACTTCAACAACAACACTTGCTGATGGCACGTACTCAGTCTTTTTCTGGCGGCCAGGCCAAACGCAGGTCGTTGAAGGTCAATTGCAAATTGCAGACGGCAAGACAGGCGACCAAACCTTCTTCGGATCAATTTTTACGATTAAGATGCAAAACCAGCAAAAACGCATCTACCGAGTGACAAGCCTGACTATTGACGACGATGGTTTTGTGGAGATTGGCGGCAGTTTTCAGAAAGTAGACCAGGCCGGCAGGTTGGCTATTCTGAATCCTGAAAACACGCTGTTCGACGTTACGGACTGATGGCTGCAGTAAGTTTCCCAGCATTGGTTCCCAGCAGCCGCTCTTACGCGCCAGGGGTGTTCCCTGAGCAGCAATTTCAGTCCCAGAACGGTGCGGTCGTTCGGGTTCGCTACGGCAACCAGCGATACAGCAGCAGCTTGTCTCTGACGTTCACAAACATCACTGATGCAAACGCTGCTTTAATTTTGCAGAATTTTGTTGACGTGATGGATGATGACAATTACGCGGAGTTCAGCGCAAGCAATGTTGCCGGTGGGGCGTCCATTGAACTTGTCCCGTGGATCAGAGAAACGAATAGCTTGCTGAAATGGAAATACGCATCACCGCCGTCAGTTGCAAGCGTTAAGCCAGGATTGAGTACAGTGACTTGTGAGTTCATTGGCGAGCTTGAGGGTGTCTGACCATGGCTAGGTATTACGCGGGTCAAGACGGCAGTGTCGAGCTTGGGGGCAACGCAGTAGCCAAGGTTGTGCAATGGTCGCTGGCTGCCAACACCGATGCACTAGAGGTGACAACGTTGAGTGAAGACGTAAGGGCTTTCACGGCTGGTCTTCGCACTGCCTCTGGGTCGCTAACTGTTCTGTATTACGACGACGCGCCCGTAAACTTATTGAATCAGGTCAACCAGGACACAGATGCAGATGCTGCGATCACAGCTACAGCACGGCTGAAGTTAAAGTTCGACACTAAATTTTTTGAGTTTGATGCGGTGTTGACCGGTGCTGAGTTGTCTTGTGTTGTGGGTGAAGTCATGCGGGTAAACGTGAGCTACACCATGAGCGGCGATTTCGTCAGCAAGTCATTATGACCGTCTTTGTAGGCAACTCAGGCGTTGTCAAACTGCGCCGCAGCACTCCTTCTGCTACTTTTACAAGTACAGTTGATCCTGGTGATGTAAACGTTTCTAAAAAGCGGTTTAGTTTCGACTTCCCGCAAGAAATGTTGCTGACAGGCGACTTGCTTCAAATTAGAAGCACAAACAATGTCAATTTGGCTTTTATCGACGCTTCCGGCTGGGCCGGAGGCAGTCAATTGCCAGATGGGAACTGGTACATAAGCGTTGATGAGCTTGGTGGGGTTTGCCTTTATGACACGTTTGCCAATGCGTTGAACGGAGGCAGTTCAGGCAAAGTTACTTTAGCCGCGATCACCACAGCCATTCCGATTGAGGTTAAAAGCGTTCAGTCGCAGTACAACATTCTTGGCTTAGTTCGTTCGTTTGAGTTAAACAATGACCGAGAAGTCGTTGACATAACTGCTCTGGGTGATGAATTTCGCAAAAACGAAAGCAGCTTGATCAGCGGCAGCGGCAGGATTGAATGTCAGTTCCACTACGACCCGGACATTGCTGGTCTGGCAGTTGATTCAGAGGTGCCGAGCTATCTGCACGAATTGATCTTGCGGCAAAAACTTGGTGCTGAGTTTGACGCTGAGTTGCACATTGTCGAAAAAGGCAAGAACTTAGACGCAACAGGAGACCAGTTTTATTTTGAGTTCAAGGGCATCGTGACCAATGCTGCAATCGGCCTAGGGACAGGTCAGCTAACGGTTTCTAATTTTAATTTTGTGACCACTGGCGCGATTACGCCCAAGCTTGGGATTGGCCTTGTCCAGAACTTTGTGCTTAAGGAGGACACCGATCGCGTCCTGCTTGAGCAGCCTGGAGGCGGTAAGCTAGAGCTTGAAGATTGATCCTGTAGGGGCTTCAGGTAATGGCAGATCAGAAGATCACCGCCCTGACTGAACTTGCCGAAGCAGACGTTGCTTCGACTGACGTTCTGCCAATTGCTGACGTAAGCGCAAGTGAGACAAAGAAAGTCAGCGTAAAAAGCCTGGTCGAGCAAGGCGTTGATTTAATTGATGACGCCAGCATCCCAGCAGCAAAATTATCAGCGATCAGCCCTAGCTCGCTTGGTAGCAGCTCTGGGGCGAAAGAATTTATTGCGGGGCCTACTGGCGCAGGCGGTGCTTATACCTCAAGAGTCATTGCTGCTACTGACCTACCTGCTGCGACGGCATCTGCTCTTGGTGGTGCGGCGGCTGGCACTGGGCTCACATCTACTTCTGGAACGTTTTCTGTTGACCCTGCAACTGCTTCAAGCCTTGGCGGTATCAGCGTTCCAACTGCGTCCGGGTTAAGCGTTGATGGCAGTGGCGTTGTATCGCATCAATCCAGCGTCACTGGTCAAACTAAAAACGGTCTTACAGTCAACGCTTCTGGTCACATCACTGCTGTCGGCAGCATTGCAGCGGGCGATTTGCCTAAGGCAACCACTTCTGCAGTTGGCGGCGTTTTTATTGGTAGTGGTCTGAGCGTTACCGGCAGTGGTCAGCTGAATCACACTGACAGTATTACCGCTGGAACCACAAGCGGGATTACGTTTAATGATGCAGGTCACATCACTGCAATCACTGCGCTTACTGCAACTGATTTACCTGCGGGCACAACAACTGCAAAAGGGGCGGTTTCAATCCCCTCTGGAGCGTTATCAGTCAGCGGTGCCGGTGCGCTGACGCACGACACATCTGGCATAACCGCTGGCACGTACCCCAAGGTGACGGTTGATTCGCGTGGCCACATAACAGCGGGCACCACGCTATCTGCTTCTGATATCCCAGACATCAGCGCAGCCAAGCTGACTTCTGGAACAATTGGAACATCATTGATCGCCAATGATGCTGTGACGGGCGGGAAGCTTGCGGACGGTTCTAGTGTCAGATTTGCGGGCGCTCCAAACACAAACGGCGTTGTTGATTTCGGAACCGCTGACTTTAACGGCCAGTTTCTGTATGACGCATTCAACGAAAACCTTTACTTATACGACGGAAACGCTTTTAAGTCGATTGACATCGTCAGTGGTGAAATCGTATTTGCTGGGACGTATGACGCTAATACAAATCTCGTTGCCTCAGTAACTGCCAAGGGCACTGCGATCGGCCTGACTGTCGGTCAAGCATTGATTGCACCTGCAGCGAGCAACCTTAATCACTATCTCACCGTCAGCGTTTCGGGCACCGGCAGTGGCAACGCACCAGCTGAAGCACTTGCGCCGCCTGATTTCCTGCTTTCAACAGGTTCTAGCTGGCAAGTTCTTGACCTGTCAACGGCGTTAGCAGCTACAGCGGCAAACAACGTCAGTTTTTCGGCAACAGGCAATATTTCAGCAACCAACGTTCAGGCTGCGCTTGAAGAGCTTGATACTGAAAAAGCATCACTTGCTGGCCCAACGTTTACTGGAACGACAACGTTTAGCGGCAACGTAACTCTCGGCACGTCGTCTTCACTGGTATTCGAGGGCAGCTCTGCTGATGACCATGAAACAACATTTGTAATAACAAACCCAACCGCTGATCGCACGATTACGTTCCCGAATGTCACCGGAACTGTTATTACAACCGGCGATAGCGGCACGGTCAGCAACACGATGTTGGCTGGCAGCATTGCGCTGACCAAGCTGGCAAACCTGACTTCTGCTCAGCTAATTGTCGGCAACGGTAGCAACGTGCCAACAGCGGTCACGATGTCTGGCGATGCAACGCTGGCAAACACTGGTGCGCTGACAATTGCTAATGACGCTGTGACCGCAGCGAAGCTAGCAGACACAAGCGTTACGGCTGCGTCTTATACAAACGCCAACATTACTGTTGATGCACAGGGTCGAATTACAGCAGCATCAAACGGATCTGCTGCTGGTATTGCTGATATTGCGGCTGACACCACACCGCAGCTAGGCGGAGACCTTGATGTCAATGGGAAGGACATCGTCAGCGTCAGCAATGGTGACATTGAGCTTGATCCAAACGGTTCAGGCCAAGTCATATTCAAAGGCAATTCGACTCGGGGTTCTGGCCAAATCAAGCTGAACTGCGAGCAAAACTCTCATGGCATTCTTCTTAAAGGCCCGCCGCATAGTGCAGCAGCGTCCTACACCTTGACGCTCCCGAACGACACAGGCAGCAGCGGCCAAGTTTTGCAGACTGACGGCAGCGGCACAACATCTTGGGCAACACCAGCCACGGGTGGTATTAGCCTGGGGCTAGCACTTGCGCTAAGCTAAAAGCATGGCTGAAACCTTTAACAACGCATCGGTCAAGCTGTCGGGAACGTCAGCGACTGACATCTACCAAGCGCCAACAAGTGCTTCAAGTGATCGGGCGATTATTTTAAGTTGCCTGATTGCAAATGTAGACGGCACTAACGCGGCAGCCATAACCGTCACTTTAACTGACGGATCAGACTCAGTTTTAAGCACTTTAGCAAGCACGATCACAGTTCCGGCTGATGCTTCTTTAGAGATTGTTGCTAATAAAATTGTTCTTAAGCAGTCGCAAAAAATAAGGGCAACCGCTAGCGCGGGCGGTGATTTAGAAGTTACTTTAACCGCGCTGGAGATTACTTAATGGCTAGAGGTTTTGCGGGATACACCGGTGCTTTAGGTTCGAGCACTACCTCAGAAGCAACACGCGTCGGTGCTTGGACTTTGCAGGAAGTTTATGAATCTAGGCTGGCTGATACATGGCCATTGAACATTGATGTCAATGCAGTTCAGTATTTAGTGATTGCTGGTGGCGGCGGCGGTGGCTCCACTTATTACGGTGGCAGCGGCGGCGGAGCTGGAGGGTACCGCTCATCATGTGAAGCTGATTCTATTTCTGGCGGCGGCGGTGCTGTTGAGTCAACTTTTACGCTTGCAACTAGCACCAATTACACCGTGACCGTTGGGGCTGGTGGCACAGCGGCGGG